AGAATTGACTTAAAAATTGAATATCCTAAGATTTTAAATGATTTGCATGGAACCTATGATTGGATTAATTGCGAATTTATAGGTAAAAATCTAATTGAAGTGCATTTTAGACAAAATCCAGACTTTAGATATGGAAATACTGTTGCAATTCCAGTATGGGGTGATAAAAAAGAATATATCCCACCAAATTATACCTATGTAAGTGATCCAGACTTCAATAGACTGGGATTTTTCATTGATAACGGGATAGAACCCCGTAAAAAGTTCTGATTTTACAATCAGGAGCAAAAATGGAAGAAAAACAGGTTCTTAATGAAATTTTACATGACAATTTGTCTAAAAAAAGACATAATTTGACAAAACAGACCGAAATTCATGAAAAAATCAGAAATGATGAAGATTATGATGACTGGGACTATGGTACTGAACCCTCTTATGGCAAAATCACTATGTAAACTGCTATAAATAACAATAAGATCTTATTTTTGGCAATGCCCGCTCAAATTTCTAGAGCATTTAGAGATATTAGTCTCTCTTTTAAGAGACATCCTGTCACTAATGATGTGATTATGCTTAGAAATGAAAATGCGATTAAAAATTCGGTCATCAACTTAGTGAGAACCTATGTTGGTGAGCGTTTTTTTAGATCTGATATAGGAACTCCTATTACTAGAGCATTATTTGAACTACAAACTCCAGAATTCGCAATTGATGCTGAAAATACAATTACTCAGACTTTAGTCAACCTAGAACCAAGAATTAAACTTAAAAGAGTTACAGTATCATTTCCAGATGATAAAAATGAATTAAGTGTAGAAATTGTTTATGATATTGTTGGTTTATCATTACCACTTCAAGAAATATCATTCGTATTACAACCAACTAGAATATAATGACATTTACTCAGTATACCAATTTAGATTTTGATCAAATAAAAACTTCAATCAAAGATTATTTGAGAGCAAACTCAAATTTTACAGACTTTGATTTTGAGGGATCTAATCTTAGTGTATTGATAGATGCTCTAGCATATAACACATACATCACTGCATATAACACTAACGCCGTTGCAAACGAAGTTTTCATTGATAGTGCAGTACTTAGAGAAAATGTAATATCATTGGCAAGAAACATTGGATATGTTCCAAGATCAAAAAGAGCGTCTAAAGCAACTGTTTCATTTTTAGCAGAAGTTCCTGCCGCAAATACAACACCTACATTAACTTTAAAAGCGGGAATTGTTGCTACAGGATCTGCAAGTGACTTTGGATTTGCATTTGCAGTTCCTCAAGACATTTCAGTTCCAGTATCTGAATATGATGGGGTAACACCCAGATTTGCATCATTCAATGATATTGAAATTTATGAAGGAACAGTTTTAAGAATTAATTTTACAGTAAACAATTCAATTCCAGATCAAAAATTTATATTACCAAATCCAAATATTGATACTGATACCTTAGTTGTTAAAGTTAAACCTTCAGTGAATGATGAAATCACGACAGTATATAAACAGATTGATAATATTGTAGGTATTACTAGTACGGGATTTAATTATTTTGTTCAGGAAATTGCAAATGAAAAATATCAAGTAATTTTTGGTGATGGGATTATTGGTAAAAAATTAGACAATCAAAATTACATTGAATGTACTTATATCACTACAAATGGTAAAGATGCAAATGGTGTTGCTATCTTTTCATTCTCAGGAACTCTTGAAGATAGCACAGAAACCAATATAGCACAAGAATCTGGATTAGTTGTAAATGTAACATCTCCAGCAAGAAATGGTGATAACATTGAATCTATCAATTCTGTTAAGTATTATGCACCGAAGTTATATTCATCACAATATAGAGCAGTTTCTGCAAATGATTATGAAGCAATCATACCTTACATTTATCCTAACACAGATTCAGTGACTGCATATGGTGGAGAAGAGTTAGATCCTCCACAATATGGAAAGGTATTTTTAGTTGTAAAACCAAGAAATGGTGAAGTATTAGGACAATTTACAAAAAGAGAATTACTATCACAACTAAAAAAATATTCAGTAGCAGGAATTGTTCCAGAATTTGTTGATATGAAATATCTGTATGTTGAATTAGAATCCTCAGTATATTATAATCCCAATTTTACTAATGGTGCAAATGATTTATTAGCATTAGTAAGATCATCTTTATCAGAATATTCAACTGAAACCAACAAATTTGGTGGAAGAATTAAATATTCAAAACTAATTACACTTATTGATGATGTGAGTGATGCAATTACCTCAAATATTACAAAAATTAAAATAAGAAGAAACTTAAATGCTGCTTTAAATCAATTTGCACAATATGAATTATGTTATGGAAATAGATTTCATATTAAACCTGGAGGATATGGTGTAAAATCTACAGGATTTACAACCTCAGAATCAACTGATGTAGTATATCTTTCTGATTTACCAGTAGATACTAAATCGGGTAAAATATTTTTCTTTAAACTAGATGTAACTGGAAACCCAATAGTCGTAAAAACTAACGCTGGAAGCGTGAATTATATCACTGGAGAAATCATTATAGATACTGTGAATATAACATCAACTGTTTTTTCTAACAACATCATTGAAGTTCAGGCAATTCCAGAATCAAATGATGTAATTGGACTTAAAGATCTATATGTGCAACTTAGTATTTCTTCAAGTCAAATTGAAATGGTAAATGATGTTATTTCTTCTGGTGATAATGTTGCTGGAACCAGATATACAACAACCTCAAGTTTCTTAAACGGATTATACACAAGATAGATGTTAGACAAAAATCTTCAACGAGTAAAAATTAGTCAAGTTATTGGAAATCAACTTCCAGACTTTATTGCCGAAGATAATCCTCTATTTGTAGAATTTCTTGAGCAATATTATACATCTCAAGAAAGTCAAG